GGTCGCCGCACGGCGGCCAGTTCGCCCCGTCAGGCACCAGCAGCGGTGGTGGCGGGGCGGCGAAGAACGGCGCCAGGCCGAAGGCGGGGACGGGCACCAAGACCGGCCACGGGCCCGCGCCGCCGCACGCCCCGGCCGGGACCAGCGTCGCGGCGCAGAAGGCGGCGCTGCACGCCGAGGCGGCAGCCAAGCGGCATGAGGCCCGCCAGCTGGAGCATGAGCTGCATGTCCTGGAGCACCAGCACAGCCTGGCCCACTCGGCGGCGGTCAAAGCCGCGGCGGCGGCGAAGGCCAGGGGCAAGGCCCCCGTGCACCATCACGCGGCGGCGCACCACCGTAAGGCGCGGCGCAAGACGCACCGGGCGCAGTCGCTGAAGGCGCGGATCGCGTCGCTGAAGCACCGGATCGGGGTCCTGCGGGAGCAGGCGAACGCGCTGGACGCCAGGGCGGCGAAGCTCTAGGCGCTGATCTGCGCGAGCCTGTCCCGGATAGCCGCCCGCCGGTCCCGGTCCCTGATGGCGTGGAACTCCTCGATCAGCCGCTCGATCTCATCGCAGTTGGCGTCGGGCGGCGGCACGTCGATCTGGTAATCGCAGCACAGGCACAGCCAGGTCAGGCGCTCGCCAGTCACGACGGAGTTCACCGGCTCGACGTGCCGGTGGTTGCAGCGGCCAGGGATGAACTGGGTGCCCGGCGGCTTCCCGAGCTGGGGAATCTCGATCTGCTCGAAGCAGCGGCGGGGCTCATGGCCATCACGTTACGCCGGGAGGGTGACTGCAGGCATGGATGAGCGCGGTGCGGTCCGCATCGGCGGCCAGGTCACCAACCCCGGCGGCACCGAGCGGCTCCACGAGTACTGGGTCCACGGCGAGGGCGCCGCGAAGATCGCATGGGGCAGCCCCGGCGACTTCGACCGGTGCGTGCGGCACCTGTCCAAGTACATCAAGGACGCCAAGGGCTACTGCAACCTCGCCCACCACGCCGCACTCGGCATCTACCCCGCGACCCACGCGAAGGAAATGCACGCCGGAAGGGCCGAGCTCAAAGCCTCCTCCGTCAACGACCTGCCCGACTCCGCGTTCGCGTACATCGAGAGCGGCGGCAGCAAGGACGCATCAGGCCGCACCGTCCCCCGCTCGCTGCGGCACTTCCCCGTGCACGACGCGGCGCACGTCCGCAACGCGCTGGCACGGGCACCGCAATCCCCGTTCGGGACCAAGGCCATGCCGAAGATCCGGCAGGCCGCCAAGAAACTCGGAGTCGACGTGAGCACTGACACCCAGCCCGCCACCCGCGCCGAGTACGTCCGGCTGTACGAGCTGGAGGACATCCACATCCTGCGGTCGGCGGACGGCGGCGACGGGCGCACCGTCGAGGCGTACGCCGCGGTGTTCGGCCAGGAAGCGGAGATCAAGGACCACGAGGGCCACTACATCGAGGTCATCGAGCCCACCGCGTTCTCCCGGGCGATCGACCACGCGCAGCGCGCCCGCGGCGGCTTCCCCGGCTCGGTCAAGGTTCTCTACAACCACGGCATGACGATCAACGGCACGCCGTCCGAGCGGTTCTCCATGCCGATCGGCGTCCCGGTGGACATCCGCGCCGAGGCCCGCGGGCTGCTGACCCGGACCCGCTACTCCGAGACGCCGCTGGCCGATGAGGTGCTGGAGAACATCCGCGCCGGGTCGATCACCAGCCAGAGCTTCACCGGCCGGATCATGCGCAGCGACCCGCAGCTGCGCCGCGGTGACCGGCACCGCCCCGGCAGCGACGGTGCGCTGCGCACCGTGCGGCGCACCGAACTGGGCCTGCGCGAGTACGGCCCCGTTCTGTGGCCCGCCTACTCCGGCGCCGAGATCCTCGGCGTGCGGATGTCCACTCCAGGTGGCGACCTGGACCCGGACGAGCTCGACGACGCGCCCGGCACTCCGCCCGATGACGGACCCGCCACCGGCGACCCGCTCCCCGAAGGAGAGCACTCGGCCCGGTATCACCAGCACGCGCTGTACGTCCTGCGCTCCGAGGAGGAGCGGGAAGCGGCCGGGCTGGTCTGGTAACCAGACCGAAGGAGGCGCGGAATGGCCGCGCTGCAGGAGCTGCTCGACGAGCAGGCACGCATTACCGCTGAGCTTCAGCGGATGGAGAAGGACCCCGAGACCACCGAGGAGAGCGACGGCAATCTGCGCGACACGCTCATCGCCCGGTGGCGCAAGCTCGACGAGGACGCCAAGCCGATCATCGCCCGGATGGAAGAGATCAAGGCGATCACCCGGACCGCCGCTGACCCCGCGAACCGGGAGACGCCCAACCCCGACGACGGGACCAGCGCCAGCCGGTTCGGCTCCCCCGACCTGGTGATCCGCAACAACCGGGACCCGTACGACTGCCAGGAGCTGATCCGCAACGAGCGGCAGATCCTGATGCCGCGGTCGGAGATGCGGGCCCGCGGCCTGGACGCCGTCGAGCTGGAGGCCAAGCGGGGCAACATCCCCCACGACCGCGCCGAGGAAGCGACCAGGAAGGCGCAGGATGATTCCGGGATCGCCCGGCACATGCTGCTCTACGGGTCGCAGGAGTACCAGGACGCGTTCCGCGCCTACACCGAGGACCCCGAGCACGTCAGTGAGGCCACCCGTGCCGCGCTGACCCTGTCCTCGGGTTCCGTGATGCTGCCGTTCGTGCTTGACCCCACGATCGTGCTCACCAACGGTGCTTCGGCGAACCCGTGGCGGCGGATCTCCAACGTCAAGACCACAACCAGCAACACGTGGAACGGCGTGTCGTCCGCCGGGGTCAACGCCGCGTGGATCACTGAAGGCACGATCGCCACCGACGTCACCCCGACCGTCGCCGCCATCACCGTCACGCCGGTCAAGGCCGCCGCGTGGGTGTACGGGTCTTATGAGCTGCTTGAGGACAGCGACTTCGGTCAGCAGCTCCCAACCCTCCTGGCCGACGCCAAGGACCGGCTGGAGGAAGCGGCCTTTGCCACTGGCACCGGCGCGGGCGTTCCGCCTGGTGTCGTGCCCGGCGCGACCACCGTCGTCACCACGGCGACCACCACCGTCATCGCCCTCGGCGACGTTTACGCGGTCCAGGCGGCCCTGCCGCCCAGGTTCCGCAACGCCCCGGGCGCCGCGTGGGTCGCCAACGTGGCGATCATCAACAAGATCCGGCAGCTCGACACCGCGGGCGGGTCCTCGTTCTGGACCAACCTCGGCAAGGGCCAGCCGGAGACGCTGCTCGGCGCCCCGATCTATGAGTCGACGACGATGGTCGGCACCGTCTCCGCCGGTTCGCTGGAGGCGATCTTCGGGGACTTCGGGCAGTACATCATCGTGGACCGCGTTGGGGTCAGCATCATCTACGACCCCCTGGTGCAGGGTGCGGGCGGCATCTTGCCGGCCGGGCAAGCAGGGTGGTACATGTTCTGGAGGACAGGTGCCAACCTCTCGACCGTGAACGCGTTCAGGGTCATGAAGGGTGCCTGACCTGCAGGTTTAACGTTCTGGAGGGCCGTTCCCGATGGGGGCGGCCCTCCAGCATGAAGGGAAGTGGTTCCCATCGCAGCCAACTACGCCACCCAGGCGTTCACCTCGCAGCTCGCCTCCGGCGCGGCCTACTCGATCCAGCCCGGCGCCACGCTCGACACGGTGACCGACGCGGCGAAGATCGCCCTGTGGTCGGCGAACTTCACGGGCACGGCGCCCGTCGCCGGGGTGGGCAACATCACGGGCGTGATGGCGGGCTACCTGGCCGCCTACCCGCGCGGGGCCTGACATGGCGAACCGGTACGCCCTGACCACGTTCAACATCCAGCTGGCGACGGGCAGTCACACGGTGATCGAGGGCAGCCTGCGTGACAGCTCGCACGGCGCGGTGACGGGCGCCTCGGCGCTGTTCACCACGACGCCGCCGGTGCTGGGCCAGGGGCACGTTAACGACAAGCTGTTCGCCTATCTCCAGGCGAACCCGAAGGGGCCTGGTGAGTGATGTCCACGTGGGTGGCGCAGGACAACTTCGTCGGTGAGACGCCGGACGGCGCCTGGCTGACGGTGCAGAAGGGGCAGGCGTTCCCGGACGGCCACCCGCTGGTGATGCTGGACCGGGACGCGGCGGAGGCCGCGGCGAAGGACGGGATCTCGCGTACGTCGCTGTTCGCGCCGATGGACATGGGCGACGAGGAGCCCGCGCCGAAGGCGGCGGCGAAGTCCTCAAGCCGCAGTAAGAGTTCCTGATGCCTCTCCGCAACGGCGACACGATCTGGGAGACGGTGACCCCTACCCTGCTGGTGAACTCGCCGGTGCTGGGCCCGTGGGTGGAAACCTCAGGGGTCACGCAGGCGATGGGCTGGCTGGCGGTCGCTGGCGGCACCACCGTCGTCACCGTCGAGTACGGCACGGACGGGAGCACGGCCGACGCGGACTTCACGCCGGTGACGATCGCGGCGGGCGCGAACGTGCCGTTTAACCTGTACGGGCGGTTCTGCCGGGTGCGGATCGTGCAGAGCGTCGCGGACGCGACGAAAACGAAGCTCTACCTGTGTGCGAAGGCGTGATCTTATGCCGTACTGGCCTCCTGACACCCCGCCGCCGCCGAAGGGCGTTGAGCAGATGCCGCAGGCGGATACGCCTGGCCCGGCGCCGGTGCCCTACGCCGGGCCGGACGAGGCGCCTGAGCCGCCGGACTACGCCGCACCGGGTTTCTCCCCGGTGTCAACCGGGGCTGGGGTGATGAGCGTCGTGCCGGGCGGCTCGCCGCTGGCCGCGCCGAACGTGAACCCGTACGAGGCGGGCAGCGTGTCCCCGGTCATGTTCGCCGCCGACGCGGACCCGGGCGGCCGCGACATCGTGTCCGGGACGGTCGCGGGTGCGGTCGCCGCGGCGGAGGCCCGGTTCGGTGAGCTCCAGGGCGACACGTACGGCATGGGCTCGCACATCGGTGACCTGATGACCTTCGGGCCGTCCCCGCTGGACCCGGGTGCCGGTCCCGGGCTGACCGACCCGGCGGGCCATTATTTCGATCCTCCTCGTGCCTACGGAGATGAGCCGCAATGATTACTTCTTCTGACAGCCCGTCGGCCCCGGACCGGTATTCGCAGGTGGCGACGGCGCAGCAGAACATCCAGGCGCCCCTGTCTGACGGCGAGATCATGTCGGCGTTCGACTCGGCGAACGCTGAAGGCGGCGCGGGGTTCCTGTACCCGATGTCGGACCGGATCCGTGATGCGCGGACGCTGCTGGAGTCCCCGGCGGGGTTCGCCGTGGACGGGTTCGACATCTTCGGCGGCTACCACGGGACATGGCCTGCTGACGTTGAGCCGGACGTCGCCGGTCCCTGATGCGGCTGAACCTGGGCTGCGGCCGGGACATCCGGCCGGGCTGGGTGAACATCGACTGCGCGCCGCTGCCGGGCGTGGATCACGTCGTGGACTTCGACGCGAAGCCGGTGCTCCCCTTTGACGATGATTCGGTGTCCCGGTCGGAGGGCTCGCACGTCATTGAGCACCTGCGCGACCCGCTGCCGTTCATGGCCGAGCTGTGGCGGGTCACCGAGCCGGGCAGGCTGGCGGTATTCCGCTGCCCGTACGGGTCCACCGACGACGCCGACGAGGACCCGACGCATGTGCGGCGGATGTTCGCCGGTTCGTGGGGGTACTTCGGGCAGCCGCATTTCTGGCGCGCGGATTACGGCTACCGGGGCGACTGGCAGCCGGTGACGGTCACGCTGTCGATCTTCCCCGGGCTGGGCGGTGCGACGGACGCGGAACTGCGGTCGATGGTCCGGTTCCAGCGCAACGTCGTCGCGGAGATGTCCGCGGTGCTGCGGTGTGTCAAGCCGCGCCGTGAGCCGGTCCGGGAGCTGCAGGAGCCCTGCGAAGTGAAGCTGCTGAGGCGCCAGCCCGGTGGCTGATCACGCCTGGCCGTTCAGGATGGCTGACAGCTCGGCGAGGTGCGAGGTCAGGACGTCCCGGTTGATGTGGTGCTCGGGGATGCGTGCGGTTGATGCGCTCCACTCCCTGATGCGGTCGTAGTCGGCGGGCGGCCTCCAGCCCAGGTAGTGCAGGGTGCTCTCAATACGGGCCACGATGACCCGGGCTGTGAGGTCGCGGTCGTCCGCGGTTGCGATGCCCACGGAGTCCTCAAGCTCTGCCGCGATCACGTCGGCCAGTTCTTTCCTGTCCTCGTCGTCCATGCTGTCAAGGTACGGGAGCCGCTGGTGGCCGACCACGCCGTTATCGGCTACGTGACCGGCGGGTTCAACCGCCACGAGTTCACCGCCTCGATGCTTGAGACGGTGATGAAGGGCGAAACGCCGGTCGATGCCGTCCTGACGTACGAGTCGGGGCCGAACATCTCCACGCCGCGGAACCTGATCGTGGATGAGTTCCTGCGGCTGCAGCGGGCGCCGTGGCTGCTGATGGTGGACACGGACATGGTGTTCGCCGCCGACGCGCTCACCCGGCTGATCGCCGCCGCGCATCCCGCCGAGCGGCCGGTTGTCGGTGCGCTGTGCTTCAGCCCGTCCGCTGGTGAGACGCGGCCGACGATGTACGAGCTGACGCAGAAGCCGTCCGGGGAGATGGCGTTCGCGCATCCCGTGTCGTGGCCGGAGGACGCCTGCGTGCGGGTGTCGGCGACGGGGACGGGGTTCCTGCTGATGCACCGCGCCGCGCTGGAGACGGTGGCCGCGTCCAGTAAGGACATCGCGGCGCCGTGGTTCCGTGAAAGCGCGATCGGCGCGCCGCTGTCGCTGATGGGCGAGGACATGACGTTCTGCCTGCGTGCCGCGGCGGCGGGCATCCCGGTGCACGTCCACACCGGCGTCCAGGTCGGCCATATGAAGCCAGTAATGCTCGGCAAGGTCACTTAAAGGAGATCGGGTCATGCCCATCAGCGAGGTTTACACTGCCCGTTCCGGGGCCGTGACCGTCAACGCCAGCACCGCGACGCCGCTGCACTCGGTGGTCGCCACGGCGACGTTCCGCGCCTGGGCGGTCGGCGTGCGCGTCAACATCGTGTCCACCACGGCCGCCGCGGGGAACAACGTCCTGTTCCAGCTGGCCCGGCCGGGCAACACCGCGACCGGGACGACGGCGACGCTGCTGCCGGTGCCGCATGACTTCTCCGCCCCGGCGTCGCTGCTGACGAACTACACGGCGTGGTCGACGGCGCCGACGCTGGGCGTGGTCGTGTGGGAGCAGGAACTCCCGTTCACCACGGGCAGCTCGTGGGAGGAGTTCCCGCCGTCCGGCTATGAGTGGCAGATCCCGAACATCGCGAACGCGGCGGCCAACATGGGCCTGCACATGTTCGTGACCTGCTCGGTGGCGAACTCGACGGTGTTCCAGACGGACATCGTCTGCTCGTACTGACCCGGGCAGCGGTGGCGAACCAGATGGCTTACCCGTAAGGGGCGTGAGCGCGTGTCGTTTTTCACCGGCACCCAGACCGAGGTGCTGTTCGCCGGGCCCGCGACCACGCAGGCCGCTGGCGCGGCAACCGCCGGGTGGGCGCAGGTCGCGGGCGCGGTCACCACCATCCAGAACCTGGTCGTCGGCGCGACCGGCGCGTCGGGTGGCAGCGACGTGGTCCAGCCGCTGATCCCGGCGGGGTTCTGGCAGCAGGGCCGCGCCAACACGGTGCTGACGGCCAGCGCGACGGGGATCGTGTCGTGGGTGGGCACCGCGGGCACGACCGCGACGTGGGAGCTGGGGATCACCACCGCCCAGCAGGGCACGGCGACGGGCGCGGTGGCGGGCACTAAGACGGTGCTGCTCACGTCGCAGGCGTACCCGAACAACACGACGTCGCAGACGGGCATCGCATGGCGGTTCGACTTCGACATCCTGGCCCGGCAGGTCGGGTTCGGGACGACTGCGATTGCCACGGCGCTGCTGGCGACCGGGGTGGGCGGGTTCACGGCAGCGACGAACGCGAACTCGATCTGGGGGCCGCTGCCGCCGCAGGTGGTCACCACGATCGACGCGTCAATCAACTACTACCTGTACGCCGCGATCACGTTCGGCACGAACGCCAGCGCGTCGAACACATGCACGATGCTGCGCATGATCCTCAACGGCTGCAACTGACCGGGAGGCTTCCCGCGTGAGGTGGTGACCGCATGGCCGCCACGGTCCGCAGCTCCTCCACCTACGCGTCGGCGGCCACTGAGGCGTCGTTCTCGGTGCCGCTCCCCGCCGGATTCGCCGCCGGGGACGTCTGCTACATCTTTGCCGAGGGCCGCGCGGCCTCAGGCGTTTTCGGCACCGCCCCGGCCGGGTGGACAGCAGTCGCGGCGTCATTCGCGTCGGGTGCGTCCACGTCGTCGTTCATGGCCTGCTACCGCAAGGTGATGGCCGGGGGCGAGGGCAACCCGACTGTCACGGGCACCTCAGGCCGGTACTCGGCTGTCGCCGTCGCGGTGCAGGGCGCGGATAACACCACGCCGGAAGATGTCGCGGTCGTCACCGACAACGGCGGCGCGTCGGCGCTGACCACGATCACCAGCCCCGGTATCACCCCGTCCTCGTCCAGTGCCCTGCTGCTGATCGGGTTCGGCTGCGGCACCCCGGCGACCGGGCAGGTCATCACATACTCGACGCCGTCGGGGATGACGCTGGCGGCGTCCACCTCGACGACGGTGGCGGCTGTCACCGAGTCCGGGATGATGGCCGCCTGGCAGGCGCTGTCCTCCAATGCAGCGACCGGCACCAGGCAGACGACGATCACGCCGTCCGCGATCGACGGGCAGACGGTGACGATCGCGGTCCGCCCGGCTGCCGCCGGTGCCGGTGCCTTCCCGGCCCAGCCGGGCCAGACCTGGCTGCGCCGGTTCCATCACCGCCAGGTGCAGTACCCGACGGTGATCGTCCCGCCGGTGATGGCCGCGGTTCCCGCGCCGCTGGCCCGCCCGTCGTTCCCGTCCCGTCTGGCGCAGCGCGCCCGGCTGGGCCCGATGGGCGCGTGCGCGGCGGGCATCGCGATAGCCGCGGGCCTGGCCGCACCGGCGCCTGCCGTTGCTCACCGGCCGCCGGTCGCGGTGGCCACGAAGATCGGGTCCCGTGCCCGGGTCGGCCCGGGTGCCACTGGCGTCGGCGACGGTAATCCCGCGCCGGTGACCCCGGTCACGGTGGTCATGACCGCGGCGGGCGCCAACTCGTTCTTCGTCCCGCCGGGTGTCACGTTCCTGGACAAGGTCGAATGCTGGGGCGGCGGCGGCGGTGGCGGTTCCGGCAACGGGACGATCAACGCCTCCAACGGCGGCGGCGGCGGCGAGTACGCCGCCGAGACCCACGTCACGGTGACCGGCGGGACCACGTATTTCCCGGTGGTCGGCGCTCCGGGCCAGGGCGGCGCCACCAACAACATCGCCGGGACGGCTGGCGGGAACTCGGTTTTCGCCGGGGATGCTGTCACGGTCACCGGCCACGGCGGATCCGGCGGCCCGGGCGGCTCGGTCGCCACCGGGGGTGCCGCTGGTACAGGCTCAGCGAACACGGCCCACCGTGACGGCGGGGCGGGTGGCCCGCGGACCGGCACGCAGGCGGGTGGCGGCGGCGGCGGCTCGTCGGCTGGCCCGGCTGCTGCCGGTAACACGGGCGGCTCCGGCGGCGGCGTTGGCGGCACGGGCGGCACTGCGGTCGCTGGCGGCGGCCCGGGCGGTGCGGGCGGCAACAACAACCTGGCCGGCAACCCGCCCGCGTCGGGTCCCGGCGGCGGTGGCGGCGGCGCTGGCCTGGGGACGTCCGCGTTCCGTCAGGGCGGCGACGGGTTCACCGGCCAGATCGTCATCACGTACACGCCGTGGCCTGCCCCGTTTGTCCCGGCGCCGCAGGCGTACCAGCACCCGCAGCCGCAGCCGCGCCGTCCTGGCCCGGCCCGCGCCCGGGTGGGCATGGCCGGTGCGGTGGGCGACGGCATCGCCAGCGGTGTGGTCACGCCGCTGGGCACGCCGTCGCGGCAGCCGCCGTTCGTCTTCCGGTCCCCGGCCCGTGCCCGCGCCCGGGTGGGTTCCGCTGGCCTGCCCGCGGGCGGCATCGCCTCCCAGATCATCACGCCGCTGGGCTCAGGGTCCCAGCCTGCGCCGCGCCCGGTGCTCACCCACCCGGCGCCGAGGCGCGGCCTGGCTGGACCCCGGTCCCGCAACGCGGGCGGCATCGCCTCGCCGGTCATCACGCCGCTGGGCACGCCCGGCCCGTCCTGGCGCCCGCAGCCGCGCAGGCCCGCACCCGGCCGCGCCCTCTGGCGCGGCGGCGCTGGCCCGCAGCCCGCAGTGGCCGCCACCGCCTACCAGCGTGCCCCCGTCCTGCCCCGCTCCCCGGCACCCCGGCGGGCGGTCTGGCGCGGCCTGGCCGTCACCGTCCCGCGCGGAACCCCGGGCCCTTCGTGGCGTGCCCAGCCGAGGCGCCCCGGCCCGCAGCGCGCCACCTGGCACACTGTCGCGGGGCCGCAGCCCGCCGTCGTCACCGCGGTCACCGCCTACCAGCACGCCCCGCCGCTGCCGAGGTCCCCGGCTCCCCGCCGTGGCCTGTGGCGGGGGTTCACGTCGCAGGTGGTCACCCCGCTGGGGTCGCTGCAGGCACGCCGCCCCGTCGTCATCGCCCCGCCCCGCCATACCCGGGCCACCACCGGCCACGGCCAGACCGGCGGCGGGAACGCCGGGCCGCCAGCGGTCGCACCCCCCGCGCCGCAGGCCTACCAGCGGCCCGCCCCGCAGATCCGCCGCCCCGGTCCCTCGCGGGCGATCTGGCGGGGCAACGCCGGGCCGCAGCCCGCCCCGGTTGCGCCCGTCCAGCGGCTGCCGCAGCCGAGGTCACGCCCGGGGCGCCGCGCGGTCTGGCACGGGAACGCCTCGCCGGTAGTGACACCGCTGGGCACCCCGGCGCGGCGTCCCGGCCCGGTCATCACCAGCAGGCCGCGCACCCGTGCGGTGTGGCACGGCGGCGGCGGCACAGCAGCGCCGGGCATCGCCCTGCCGCCGCGCTGGCGCAGGCTCCCGGACCGCAAGCCCCCGCAGCGTGCCGTCGTCAGGCGCGGCATCGGGCTGGCGAACATCCTGCCGCCCGCGTTCACCATCGGCGCGCTGACAGCCACAGGGGCGCCAGCCAGCACCCTGACCACGGCCACCGCCGCCAGCACCCTGACGGCCGCCACAGCCGCATCCAGCACGCTCACAGCCGGAACCCAGCGGACAGGAGGCCCGGATGGCTAGGTTCCCGCTCGGCCAGCCGGTGCGCCAGTCCACGACCGTCCGGCAGCTCAACGTGGACGGCACCACGACCCTGGTCAACGCCACCACGCTGACCCTCCTGGTGAAAACCGCCGCGGTGGACGGCACGTGGACGACCACTGGCACCTACGCCAGCCCCGTCAACGACGGAGTGGGCCTGTACCACCAGGACATCCCCGTCACCGACCTGACCGCGGCCGGGCACTACCAGTACACGTGGACGGCGACGGGCACCGGCGCGGGCGTCTCCTTCGGCGAGTTCGACGTGTTCGACCCGTTCGACACAGCCGTCCTGTCACTGCAGGACGCCAAGGACCAGCTGAACATCGCGCAGTCGAACACCGCCAGCGACACCGAGATCGCCGCGTTCATCGCCACCATCGAATCGGCGCTGAAGCGGTACACCGGCGGCCCGATGGTCAACCGCCCTATCACCGAGCGCGCCGAGCTGCTCTCGGACCAGACGGTGATCCTGGTCCGCCAGCGGCCCCTCGTCTCGGTGACGTCCATCACCTCCGCCTCGGGCGGGGCGATCGACATTTCCGCCGGGCTGGACATCGACGTGAACGCGGGGACGGTGCGCCGCAAGCTGGGCCTGCCGTTCTACGGCCCGTTCTTCCAGTGGCTGCCGCAGGTGAACATCACCTACGTCGCCGGGTGGGGCACCGCCGTGCCCGCGGCGTTCGCATCGGCGGCGCGGATCATCCTGGCGCACCTGTGGGAGTCCCAGCGCGGCCCGGCGTCGCTGCCGGGGCTGGGCGGCGGCGAGATGGTGACGATGCCGGGGTTCGGGTTCGCGATCCCGAACATGGCCGTCGAGCTTCTCGACGGGGCACAGAACGGGATCCCGTACGCGAATGAGGCGTACGTCTGATGGCGAAAAAGCCCGGCGGCGGCAGCGGCAGCGGCGGTGGCCCTCCTCTCAGCCAGGCCGGTGGCGGCTGGGTGGGCAAGGCGCCCGCCCACCATCACCCGCATCACACTCACCACCATCACACCGCCCACCATCACCACCATCACAAGCCGGGCGGCGGCCCGATGACCCCCGGCGGACCGGGCGGCCCTCCCCTGGCCAAGGCTGGCGGCGGATGGCGGGCCAAGGCGCCCGCGCACAAGAAGGCGAAGCACCACCCGAAGCGCAAGCTCGCCGGGACGCCGCTGGCAGGCGGGTGGATCCTGGGCGGCAACGACACGGCGGATAACTGCGCGGCCGTGGCCGTCGCCAACGCCCTGCTGGCCGTGACCGGCCACCGGGTGCCCGACGCTGAGCTGCTGCGGATCCACGACCGGGCCGGTCCTCTGTCCATCGCCGAGGCGCTCGCCGCGCTCGCCGGTGGTTTCACTGAACTTCAGCCCCAGCCCGGCGGCGCGGTTCCCTGGCCAGTGGTCGCCGGGCTGGCCACTCCGCACGGCCCGCATGCCGCACTGCTCCTCGGCGATGCCCTGGTCACGTGGGGCGGCGAGATGGCCCTCCCGGGCGACTGGGACATCGAGGAGGCCTGGGCGGTGACCTGGTGACCGCGTGGGCTCCCACCGCCCCGGCGGCGATCCTCGGGCTGCTCGCCGCGTTCGCCCGCGAGCCGGGACTGGCCGGGGTCGAGATCCACGACGGCCCGGCGGTCACCGAATCGGCCGCGCTCGAGGCCATCATCGTCGGCTGGTACGGCATCAGCGGCAATGACCTGGCCGTCGAGGCGGAGATCTCCAGCGCGGGCCTGGCCGACCACCCGGGCCGCGAGGTGTACGCGATCCTGTGCGCCGTCATGGTCCGCGACGGGTCCGGGGACATCGCCGCTGCGCGGGCCCGCGCGTACGCCCTCGTGTCCGCGTGCGGGTCGGCGGTCGGCGCGGACCAGCGGCTCGGCGGCGCGGTGATGGCCGCCCGGCTGGGCCGCGTGTCCCTCGCCCAGTCGCAGGACAGCCTCGGCGCGCTGGCCGTCATCGAGTTCACCGTCCCGTGCGACGCATTCACCGGCAGGTAAACGGAGGAGCCCCATGGCCACGTACACGATCCAGTCCCCGGCGCATGCGGGGGCGCAGCTTGTTCCCGTGGTCCCGGTCAGCGGTGACATCGCCCCGTGCGGGTCCGGGATCGGCCTGCTGATCGTCAACCCGGCGGCGAACGGCACCGTCACCGTCTCGCTGCCGATGCTGCCCTCGGACGGGGTGACGGTCGGCCCGCGGGTGGTGACCGTGCCGCAGGCCACGCAGTGGCTGATCCCGCTGCCGTCCTCGGTGTACGGCAACACGGTGACCCTGACCTACACCGGGACGCTGGCCACCGTGGGCGCGTCCGTCATCGCCACCCCCGGCAACTAGAGGTAAGGAACCCACATGGCCACGTATACCGTCCAGGCGCCGCCGCATGCTCCCGCGTCGGCGATCACTTTGTCCGCGCCCGGTGGCACGTCCGGGGACCTGGCGCCGACCGGGTCCGGGGTCGCGCTGATGGTCGTCAACGGCGCGACGCCGACCACGGTCACGCTGGTTCCGGTGCCGTTCGACGGCCTGGTGGTCGCCACGCGGACAATCACGATCGCGGCGTCGTCGTCGTACCTGATCCCGCTGCCGCCGAGCGTGTACGGGGCGGGGACGACCGCGGTGGGCTACGCGAACGTGACCACGCTGTCCGGCGGCGCGACCGGTGTCGCTGTCGTCACGATCCCGGGGACCTGAGATGGCTTCCGTTCTGGCGTACCACCCGGAGACGGGCGCGGAGATCATGACCGACGACGAGGCGATGGTGCACCTGCGCCAGTCCGGGTGGCTGACCCGCGCCGAGCACGAGGAGAACGTGGCCACGGCGCAGGCCGCTGCCGCCGAAGCCGCCAAGACCGCCAAGCCCGCGGCCGGTGCCGCGTCTAAGGAGAAGTGAGCCGTGGCCGCTCCGCCGCTGAACCCTACGAACAGGTACTTCCCGCCCGGGACGCGGCGCACCTACTGGCTGGTGGCGTGCGCGAACTACCTGACCGGGCCGACCCGCGCCGAGCTGAACGCCGGGGTTGACCTGACCGCTGAGATCTCGGCGATGACGGGCTTCTCGGTGACGGTGAACATGGTGGACACCCCGGACCTGGGTTCGTCGTTCACGTCGCAGATCGGCGGGCGGCGCACGTCGGGGCCGAACGACATCACGTTCTACCTGGACATCGGGTCCAACGATGTGCGGACGCTGCTGCCGCGGGGCACGAACGGTTTCGTGGTGCAGTTGTGGGAGGGCGACGTGGCGGGGCGGAAGATGTCGATTTTCCCGGCGCAGGTGACGACGCAGGCCCCGGACACGGCGACGGACAACCCGGGTGCGATGACGATCTCGTTCGCGGCGTCGAAGCTCCCGGCTGAGATGATCGCCATCCCGGCCTGATCAGCCCCACGCGGACGGGTCCGGCGGCGGCCATTCCGGCATCGGCGCGGACGGATCCGCTGGCGTCACCGTCCGCGTGCTGCGGTGAGCCGCGATGATCCACCCGATGAGCCACAGGCCGCCGGTGAACACGGTGAGCAGCAGGTGAAAGATGTGCTGGTTCGTGGTCAGCCCAGGCCGTGCCGCCGCGGTGTACCCGGTGCGGCGGTGGACGGCGGCCCAGTAGGCGCGGGTGGCGGCTTCGTGCTGCGCCATTGTCCATCCGGGTTCCGGTGAACTGCCGGGCACCCTGGCCTTGGTCCTCATTGCTTCTCCCCGTTCTCTCGTTCGAGTTTCTCCAGTGAGGCTTCGCGCAGCCAGGTGGCCATCGACATAGCCCGCGCGTTAGCCGCTTCAGCTACCCGCTCGGCCATCCACGCGGGCCAGCGGAGCGGATAGGAGATCTGCCGGTTGGGGTCTGCTTTTCTAGGCATGCCCCGAAGATATCACAATGATGTCACCAGGAGGCGCCATGCCCGGGTCCGTCACCGGCGCGGCCGACCTCGCGGCGCTCTCCCAGAGGCTCAAGGAAGCAGGCGCCACCGGCCTGCGCCGGGAACTCTACAAAGCCATCAGCAAGGCAGGCGACGACCTCGTCAAGGAGATCGGCAGCGTTGAGCATCTCAAGCCGTACATGCCCGATCCCTACGCCGAGGTGCTCGCCTCTGACCTGTCCGTGAAGGTGTTCAAGCGCGGCGGCCAGGACGCGCATGTGACGCTGCGGGCTGAGAGCCGCGCCCCCCGCAAGCGGAAACTTGTCCAGCTTGATGAGCAGGGGAAACTCGTCCACCCGGTGTTCGGCCGGGGCGGCGGGGGCACCGGTCTGCACCGCAAGGACTGGATCTGGCGGGCGCAGTTCAGCCACGTCCGGCAGGGGTTTTTCTCCGACCCGGTGGAACGGTGCGCCCCCGCCGTCCGGGACAAGATCCTGGCCGCCATGCGTGAGACATCCCGCAAGCTCACGACCGGAAGGTGAACGGATGCCGCTGCTCAAGCATCTCGATGGCCATGACGCCGAACGCGAAGACGTCGCCCGCCGCGCTCGTCGTGTTCGCGCCGCGCGCGCTCTCGGGCGCCATGTAGAGCGGCGTCCCCATCAAAGCGTGGGCCTCCGTCAGTCGCGGGCTGCGCGCCAGCGCATCCACGTCCACGGTCGTGGCGAAGCCGCTCACGCCGGTCGCGGAGAGATCGTTCACGCGGGCGATCCCGAAATCGGCGACCTTGGGCACGTCGCCGTCGAGCAGGACGTTCGGCGGCTTCA